CTTTGACGACACAGATGTGTCTGATTGGGTACGTGACGAAGGTGGTGTATTTACTCGTGTATCAGACGCCAATATAGATTATGGCACTCGCTATAATTCTGCTACGTCACACCCAAATGGTTCATCGTCTTTGTTTACTGATGGTGAAGGAAAAATGACTGGTTCGTTCTTCATACCAAACACTGATGCGATTAAGTTTAGATCTGGAACGCGTGAGCTTAAACTTCTTGATATTACTTCGTCAGAAGAAGATTTTGCAACATCTGTTGGTATCGCGTTGTTTACTGCTCAGGGCGTTATCGAGACAATGCAGCGCGATGTGCGATCTACTCGCCTACTTAACGTTCAGACCGAAGAATCAACGATATCATCTAACCGCATTGTTACGCGGCGTTGGAGATGGGCAGATCCAGTTGCTGAATCTTTCCAGATCACAGAAACTGATGGTGTCTTTATTACAAAAATTGATGCATACTTCAAAACAAAAGATCCAACTGTACCGGTGCAATGTCAGCTAAGGCCAATGGTCAATGGCTCGCCTGCGTCAGACAGCATTATCCCTGGATCATCAGTGTTCCTTTCACCAGCCAGCGTTAACATATCTGATGATGCATCAGCCGCAACAACGTTTACTTTTGAAGAACCAATATTCCTGAATCCCTATACAGAATATGCGCTAGTGTTCTTGGCCGAGTCTGTAAACTATAATATGTTTGTTGCTGAAACTGGTGAGTTTATTCTTGGCTCTACAGAGCGACGTATTACATCTCAGCCGTATCTTGGTTCGTTCTTTAAATCTCAGAACGCATCGACATGGGAACCAGATCAGACAATGGATCTTATGTTTAAAATCCATCGCGCCGTGTTTAGCACATCACCCGCGTATGCTACACTAGAAAACACAGGCACTGTACGGAATCAATTACCTGAATTTCCGGTAGAGGTTAATTCAACCGATAATAAAGCGATTGTTACGCATCCTGGTCACGGATTTAGTGTTGGCGATCAGGCCGAATTGTTTGGCTTTGACAGTGCACTTAAATATGGCGGCATACTTGGTTCAGACATTATGGGCCCTCGTACTATTACTGCGCGAGACGCAAACACATATACATTTGCGATGGACTCTAACGGACAAAGAGATGCTGCAGTCGGCGGTACGGCTATTACGGCTAAATCACAGGTTCCTTTTGAGACAGTTATTCCTCAAATCGAAAACATTATCCCGTCTTCAACTAATATCGCACTGTCAGGTAAATTTACGTCTGGCAAGTCAATTGCAGGTGAAGAAGCACCGTTTGTTAAAGATGCGGCTTTCCAGACATTAGCTATTAAGCAAAACAATTTCTTTAACTCACCAAGGATCATTGCTACAGAGGCAAATGAAGTTTCTAATCTTGCATCAGGCACTAAGTCTGCGACTATCAAAATTGATATGGTTACAACAGAACCTCGGGTGTCACCAATTATTGATATGCAGCGAACTTCATTGTGGGCAATTCATAATGTCATTGACAATCAAGTCGATAGTGCTGGTGCAGATACTGCTACAACAAACCTGCCAACCGTATTTACTGCAGAAACTACGGCGACAGGCGGAAGCTCTGTTGCTAAGCACATTACACGGCCTGTTACTCTTGCTAACGATGCTGTTGGCCTTAAGGTCTTGTTGGCAGCCAACCGACCTTCGGTTGCAGACTTCCAAGTATATTACAAAGCCATTGGTGATGACATCTTATTTAATGAAACACCATGGACCGAAGTTGTTCGATTAGCGTCACCCCCGACAGATGAAAATCCGCTGGTGTATCGCGACTATGAATATTTGGTTGGCGGTAAAGACGGACTTGCTTCGCCCTTTACTAAGTTTGCAATTAAGATTGTTATGACATCTTCTAACAATGCTAAGGTGCCAACATTTAAAGACTTGAGAGTCATAGCATTGGCGATATAATGAGATATGTAACTGTTGATAACACACCTGGTTTAGTTAAGGATCGAAACACTGGAGCAGTGATAAATACTAATAAATCTGAAATAGAAGAAGCTCGCGAAAGAAAGCGGCTTCGACTAGCCGGAAAAAAAGAAATAGAAAATCTTAAAGATGATGTTGGTCATCTCAAGCAGGATATGGCAGATATAAAGACACTGCTGCAACAATTGGTGGATAAGTAAATGGCAGTAACAAATGTCGATCTCAATGACTTAATTAGTACATGGCGCAATAAAACTAATACCATTAGTCAACATGTCGGTGATGTAACGGCTCTTACTACAGACGTTAAATCAGATACTGTTGGAGCCATTAATGAATTAGAAACACAGGCAAATAATTTTCAGGTACAGCTAGACAATTTTGACGCTGGCACTGATTCTGCTACGGTTCTGGCGATTGCACAGGCCGCGGCGATTGATGGTGGCAACCTAGTTGATTTAACAGTTACTAATGGCAAAATTGCAAATGGGACAATACAATTTGGCAAATTCAACAACGTTCAAACATTGTCACTTATAGACTCGGCTGGCGTAACAATAAAGACGATATACGGCGCAGGAGCCTAATTATGGCAATCCGCAGACCTATGAAAATGGCAAATGGCAATTTGCGAGATATGACATCATTAGAAGTTGATGCTCTTATAGAAGAAGCTATTAGGCAATACGGAAATAATCCTTCAAGATTATTATCGGTATCAAATTCTGGCGGAAATCTCGGTGCTATTACTGATACACGTTTGCAAGCTGGTGCGTACGCAACAGACACGGCTAGTGCGCCGACCGAAGCAGGAACTCCTGATGTGTCTACTGTCAGCGTTGCATATGATAGGTTATCAGAAGTTTCTTCTGGTGCTGCGCCGGCATTTGGCAATTCAGCATATTCATATCCTATTTACCGCTCAGGTGGTAATCTTGTTGCAATGTCTACGCAGGACTGGATGGATACTATTATTAATCCGGCCATTGAAAAACTTGTTCTTGGTACAATTTCTACGAGCCAGGCCGGGACATACTTCATATCTTCTAATGTGTCAGAAAGCGGATCTACACTGATATCTAACACACCGGTTTTTGTCGATACTCGTGCTGATGCAGCTGAATACACGGTAGACGGTATTGCTGAAGTGGGTGGCGAAGTTCAAGATCAACCAACAACAATTACAAGCTATTTTTTACACCAAATAAATCCAGCTACTTCAGTTGCATACACTCCACCTGTCATATATAGAGAGTCAGATAAAAACTTACAAGCTTATCCTAAAGCATCACTTGCTACAGCCTTGCAGAATACAATGCGCAATGTTACTGAAACCGTAACTAATTATAGACTACGTTACTCATTTACCAGTGGCACAAGTAGAGGTACTGGCATGGCTAATACGAAATTAGATGGATCAAGTTACAATACTAAGTTTGTAAGCGCTGATGATTATCGCGCTCAGGAATTTCCGGCCGGTGCGGTCACTACTTCGACAACATACTTTTTAAAGATATTTAAAGAATAAGGAAACTTTTTGTTATGACATTGTTTGATGGCAAGATCATCACTGCGACTTACACAAGTAATGTGTACGACGTAATCGAAATCCTATATTATGGCGAAGGCGGAGCGACGTCTTACATAATCGAAAACAATCCCTTACATCCTGATTTTAAAACCTTAGTCGAAAATGGCTGGGATGCTGACGCTATTCAAAAAGCTACTGAGGATAAAAAAAGAAAAGAGGCAAAGGCATTTAACGAAATGCTTGAACCACACATCCAGGCTCGTATTGCTGAGCGTATTGGCTTGATCGATAAAGAATTAAAAAATAAACATATTCAATCTCAAGAGGAAATACAAAACCTAAGGCTGCAGCAAAAATCTGTAGAAATTCAGCAGCGGTTCGCTGAGTTGCGCGAGCGTGAAGCCGAGATTCATAGGAT